CTAGGCGTCGCCAGTCCCCACACAGTCCCCAAAACCGCGAGCCGCGGTCCCCAGAACGCTGTCGATCGCGGCGCGCGTCTGGTCGTCGGAGTCCGGCCACAGGTGGCTGTAGGTGTCGAGCGTCTCGGCCGCCGTCGCGTGCCCGAGCCGGGCCTGGACGACCTTCGGCGACTCGCCGTGCCGGATCAGCAGGGACGCGTAGTAGTGCCGCAGCGCGTGCATCCCGGTGCCGGTCTCGGCGTCGAGCCCAGCCGCCTTCGCCGCCGGGCGCCAGACGTGGCCGAACGCCTGCCGGGTGATCGGCTGGCCGTTCAGCGTGAAGAGCAGCTCGCCCGCGCCGACGTCGAACGTGGCGATGTGCGCGTTGAGCGCGACGACGACGACCTTGGGCAGCGGCACGTCCCTGTACGACGCCTTCGTCTTGAGCGGGCCGAACTCGGTCTTGCCGTTGCGGGTCGTGACAAGTTGGCGGTCGATCTTGACCATCGGGTTGGTGCCGAGCAGCCGAAGCCGCTCGTCTCGAGCCAGCGCCAGCGCCTCACCCTGCCGCGGCCCGACGCCGGCCGTGTACGTCACCAGGGCCTTGAGCTCGTCGGGAACCTTGTCGTACAGGACGTCGACCTGCTCGGTGGTCAGCGGCTTGACCTTGGTCCTCACCACGGTGGGTAGCTTGGTGCCCTCGCACGGGTTCGCCATGATGCGCCGGTCCCGGACCGCGGCCTTGAAGACCGACGACACGATCCCGTGGATGACGCCCACGGTCGACGGCGCCAGGCCCTCGCTCATCCGCTTCACCCACGCCTGAATCTCCGACGGCAGGATCGACGCCATCGCCCGGTCACCCAGGGCTGGGTACGCGTGCCGGCGCAGCATGGTCTCGACGTGCGCGGCCGAGCTGGGGCGGTGGACCTGCGCCTTGCGCCAGGTCTCGGCGTAGGCGCGAAAGGTGACCTGTCCGGCCTTCGGGTCGACGTACTGCCCGGTGACCACCGAGGTGGTGACCTCGTCAAGCCACCGCTGCGCGTCCATCTTCCGGCCGAAGTGCCGCGCGATCTGCTTGCCGGTCTGGTCGCGGTAGCGGGCGCGCCACTTGCCGTTCTCACGCCTCTGCAGATTCGCCATCGCCATCACCCCCGCCCTCGTCATCCCACGTCGCGGGCGGCATCGGGAACGCCAGCGGGTCGACCCGCACGAGGTGGCCCAACAACGAAGCTCCGATCTTCCGGAGCGCCTGCGCATCCTCCTCGGTTGGCGCCAGGACCGGGTCCCAGTCCCTGACGATGTCTTGGAGCCGCTGACGCACCCAGGACAGGTAGTCCTCCGGACTCTCGGGCCCTGGCACCGAGGCACTGCCCATCTCGGCGATCAGCCCAGGGTGAATCCTCAGGATGTGCCGGATGGTGCTCAACGTGCTCAGCCACACGGAGAGGTCCCGGCGCGCGGCACGCATCGACCGGTCGGCCTCGTCGCGCAGATCGCGAAGGCTCGATGTGCGCGATTCCCCGAAGAGCATTGCGACCGTCGTGTCGAGCGCTCCCGCGATCGCGCTGATCTCGGCGGTCCTGGCGCTGCGGTCCCCCTTCTCGATGCGGGTGATCGCTGACGGGTCGATCGTCAGCCCGTAGTCCGCTTGGATGCGCTCCGCAAGACCACGCTGAGTTAGCCCCACGCTCTCCCGAGCCGTTTTCACTCGATCACCGAACCGCCGGTTCGCGCGCTTGGCCGCGTCGTCGTCGGCCTCGCCGACCCCTACCTGTTCCTGGTGCACCACTGCACTGTAGTGCTTGCAGCACACCAAAGACAGTGGCAGCATGAGAGTGCGGTCAGCACACCTCGCTGTGGAGATCGCATCACCGATCCCCGGACCTTAGGAGGTATCTGATGACCGACATCCCCCGCGCCAGAGAGGGCGGCCAGCGCGAACGGCTACTCCGCGTCGACGAGGTCGCCAAGTGGACTGGCGTGTCGGAATACACGCTCCGCTACTGGCGCTCGCTGTCCTTCGGCGACGACCCGCAGTACGTCGGACCTCCGTCGGCGAAGTTCGGCAAGCGGATCGTCTACCGCGAGTCCGACGTCCAGGAGTGGATCGACGCCCAGTTCGAGAAGGCCACCGGATGACGTGGTGGGGAGCGCATCCCGCCAAGAACGACGCTCCCCGCCACGCACTGAACACGACTCCCCCACAGACGAGAGGAAGACGCATGTCCAAGCGTCACACCGCAGCTGACCCGACGGCAAACGCGGCCGTCGGCAACATCACCCGCCTGGCGCAGTTCGACGGCCCGATCGCCGAAGACCTTCGCCGCCGCGAGCTGCTCCGGCAGCAGGAAGATGCCGCCCGGAACGCCCGGCTCCGGCGCCTCCGTGAGCAGCAGGCCGGCCCCGCGGACGGGGGCCCGGTCTGATGATCCGGGTCCACTCCATCCTGTGCACGACCCCCGTCGAACTCGACGCTTACCCGCTCGATCCCAACATCTCGATGCTGCACGGCGTCGGGGCCGGCGCCGTCGTCATGAAGGTCGGACACTGGCCCGTGGTGATGACGCCGGCCGAGGCCCGGATGCTCGCGCGCCACCTGACCCTGACCGCCGAGCGGGCCGAGGAGGTGCCGGGTGACCTCGAAGACGTCTGAGTCCGTCTTCCAGCCGATGCCGCCGCTGAGCGAGGACCAGCTCGCGGCCCTCAGGGAGGACATCGCCAAGAACGGCGTCCTCGTCCCAGTCACCGTCGACCAGCACGGCCGGGTCCTCGACGGCCACAACCGATCCGCGATCGCCCGCGAACTCGGGATCGACTACCCCACCGTCGTAGTGGAGGTCGCCGACGACGAGGCCGCGATGGACCTCGCGGTCACCTTGAACGGCGCGCGCCGGCACCTCAACCAGGAGCAGAAGCGCGCCCTGATCGAGCACGAGCTGATCCGCCGGCCGGACGACTCGGACCGGGCTATCAGTCGCCGGGTCGGGTGTTCGCCGACCACCGTCGGGACCGTCCGCAGCGAGCGGCGCGCTCGGGCCGAGGAGTCGACTCAGCGTGCCCGAGACGCGTTCGGGATGGGCTTCGCGCACATGGTCTCGACCGGGTACGAACTGCTCATTCTCGGCGTCCCGCCGGCCACCCTCACCACCAGGTTGGAGTACGGGCGCGATCAGACCGAGGCCGGCTACCGCCGGATCATGGACGGCGGGCCCCCGGGTGTCGACGCCACCAACCAGGAGTTGGCCGACTTCATCAGCCACCAGGTCTACGTCGGCCTCATCGAGGAGATGAACAGCATCGTCGCCGAGGTCGAGTCCGACGGCGTCACCAAGTTTCCGCTGCCGGCCCGGCTCCCCGCCGAGTCCCTCGATGCCCTCGTGGAGCAGCTCTACCCGCTGCTCGACCCCGTCCAATTTGGACACTCGGAAACAAAGGGCTGCAAACAGCCCTTTGTTCCAGCCGGGTCAATTGGCCCGGCTGAGACGGCGGCGGTGCCCAGTTGATCACCGGGACCGTGGTCGTGAACCTGGCCCTCGCCGAGGACGGCCGGGAGCAGCTTGACGTCGACCGGCGCGCCCTCAGCGTCCTCCCCGTCTGCCCGGACGGCGCGCACGTGCTCATCGATCTCGGCGCCCGCAAGTACGTCAGCCACGAGGTTGCCCACCTCGTTCACGAACACGAGCACCGGCTGCTCCTCGACATTCGAGGCGCCCATCCCGCCGCCGTAGCCGACCTCGTTCGCGGCCCCCGCTAGGCGCCTCTCACCTAAGGAGTACGTACCCCATGTCGTGGATGAAGGTCGACGATCGACTTCACGCCCACCGCAAGACCCGCATCCTTCTCCGCAGCAATCCCGACGGCGTCCTGCGGGACGCCGCCCCCATGGGCCTCTGGGTCCTCGCCGGGTCCTGGGCCGGCCAGAACGACACCACCGGCTGGATCCCCGTCGACGAGCTCGAGCGGTTCGACGACAACTGGAAGGGGCACGCCGAGCGGCTAGTCGCGGCCGACTTCTGGTGGCCCGAGGAGCGCAGCGGCGAGGCCGGCTACGCGTTCATCGACTGGACCGACTGGAACATCAGCAAGGACCGCCAGTCCGAGGACGGGAAGTACGGCAACCACGTCAAGTGGCACGTCAAGCGCGGCATCGTGAAGCCGGGCTGTGAGTTCTGCCCCGAGGACCCCGAATCGGGTAGCGACTCGCCCCCCGATTCGGGGGCGATATCGGGGGCCGATCGGGTAGGCGATTCGGGTTTATCGCCTACCCCGACCCGACCCGAACCCGACCCGAACCCGAAAACCCCTTTACGTCCGAAGTCCGAAAACGAACGGGAAGACGTCGAGCGGATCTGCCAGCACCTCGCCGACCGCATCGAGGCCAACGGCTCCAAGCGCCCCGCCATCGTCAAGGGCTGGCGCACCTCCGCCCGGCTCCTCCTCGACCGCGACGGGCGCACCGAGGAGCAGGTGCACCGCGCCATCGACTGGTGCCAAGACCACGACTTCTGGCGCAGCAACATCCTCTCGATGCCGAAGCTGCGCGAGAAGTACGACCAGATCCGCCTCCAGGCCCAGCAGGGCCAGGCCGGCAACGTCATCCCCTACCCCACCGATCGGCCGCCCGCCGCCGGCGAGATCGCCCACGACGGCAGCCTCCTGCCGCCACTGCCGAAGGGAGTCTTCGAATGACCCAAGACGATGTTCGATCCGACCCCCAGGCCGAGCACGCCCTGCTCGCCGTCTGCATGGAGTCCAAGACCGCCCGGGCGAAGGCGCGCAAGGCGGTCATCGGCAGCGACTTCGACAGCCTCGTCAACGAGCGGATCTGGGACGCCATGGGCGCACTCGATCGAGCCGACAAGGACGTCGACTTCGTCAGCGTCGCCGCGATGTTCCCGGCCGGCACCCCCGAGCACGCCACCGTGCTCACCTTCGTCGGCGCCGCCAGCATCCCGGACCACGTCGAGACCTACGCCGCGATCGTCCGATCCTGGGCCATCCGCCGCAACGTCAACCGCACCGCCCGCGAGGCCCTCCAGGCGTCCATGAGCGAGACCGAAAACCCAGCCCTGCTCGCCGGGAAGTACGCGGCCAAGTTCACCGCGATCCGCGACAGCGGCCAGACCGAGGACGACTTCACCGCGGTCACGCTGGCCGAGCTGCTCGCCGAGAAAGACGACGAGCCCGACTGGCTGATACCCGGGCTCCTCGAGCGACGCGACCGGCTGCTGCTCACTGGCGAGGAGGGCCTCGGCAAGTCGCACCTCCTGCGCCAGTTCGCGGTGCACGCGTCGGCCGGCGCCCACCCGTTCGACTCCATGGTCAGGTTCAAGCCGATCCGGGCCGCGATCATCGACTGCGAGAACACCAAGGGCCAGGTCCGCCGCAAGCTCCGCGGCACCACCGACTGGGTCCAGCGCTACGTCGGCGACCCGACCCAGAACTTGATGGTCGACAACTTGCCGCGCATCGACATCACCCGTGACCGCGACCTGGCCAAGATCCACCACCTCCTCGACACTTGGGCCCCAGACCTCGTCGTCATCGGCCCGCTCTACCGGCTCTACCCCAAGGCCCTCCAGACCGACGACGACGCCGCCCCCGTGCTCGCCGCCATCGACAGCATCCGCGACCGCGGCATCGCCCTGCTGATCGAAGCCCACGCCGGTCACTCCGCCGGCAAGGAGGGCAAGCGCGACCTCCGGCCCCGCGGCTCCTCGGCGCTCATGGGCTGGCCCGAGTTCGGCTTCGGCCTCCGCAGCGTGGCCGCCGGGTACGCCGACTTCGTCCAGTGGCGTGGACCTCGGGAGGAACGCGCCTGGCCCCAGCGCATCAGGAAGGCCGACGGGTCCCGCTGGCTCCCCCACGGCGACGCCAACGACTACGCAGCAGGGATCGCATCTTGAGCACCGACATCTCCATCACCGACATGGTGGCCCAGCTGACCCGCCCCTTCCGGAACTCCGAGCCCTACACCGTCGAGAACGCCGGCACGTCGTACACCCAGCGCCACCACGTGGACGCGCCCTCGCTCCTCGACCAGCTCAACAACACCCTGCCGTCCATCGGGGGCGCGATCATCGGCAGCGGCAGCGGCCACGCATCCCGGCCGGCCGCGTCCATCGAGGCGATCGACACGTTCATCCACATCGACCGCGAGGCTTCCCGCTGGGTCCGCGACCTCGGCGAGGACGACCCCATCAACACAAAGCTGTGCGTCCGGTTGCTCGGCAGCCTCCTGCCCTCGACCGAGGTGTGCGGCCCACGTCCCCGACGAGACGGCAACCAGCCCCCCGACTGCTGCGCGCGCCACGCCATCGAGCACGACGTCCGCCGCTGGTGGACCCAGGCCCGCATCGTCAGCGGTTGGGACGTCGCCGCCTTCAAGCCCCGCAACACCTGCCCGCTCTGCGAGGGACGCGGCACCCTCCGCATCCGGATCAGCGACTACCCCGACGTCACCGCGCTGTGCGTGTCCTGCCGCGAGACCTGGGACCCGACCACCATCACCCTGCTCGCCGAGCACGTCAGGCTCGAGAACCAAGAGGACGATGCGGCCTGACGACGCGCGAACGGGGCGTGCTTGCGACGCCCCCGTTCGGTCGTGCACAATTGGTCGCACGGGAGAAGTGTTCCCGCAGCCAGGCGCCCCGCTCCATCGGACGGGGCGTCCGTCGTACCCGGGGGTGGGCATGAAGGTCTGCCTCGAACCCGGATGCCCCACGCTCACCAACGCCAGCCGCTGCCCCATCCACGCACGAGCGAAGGACCGGGCGCGCGGCACACGCCAGGCCCGCGGCTACGACAAGCACCACGACCGGCTGCGAGCTGACTACCAGCGACGCATGGACGCGGGCGAGCAGTTCATCTGCTGGCGCTGTGCCGAGCAGGGCAAGCCGCACCACGTCGACCCAGCCGACTGGCACCTAGGCCACGACGACCTGAACCGCAGCGTCTACCGCGGTCCCGAGTGCCCGCCCGGCAACCTCGCCACCGCTGGACGCTGGGACTGAGACCCCCACCCGACCCCCCTCGCGGATCGAGGGAAGAACCGGAAGTCAGGCGTCTCGGAGGTGCGCGGGGTTCAGAGCTTTCGGCGCCACCGCGCCAACCGCTGGGCGAGATGCCCGGCGGGTTGCCTACGCAGCGAGAGGCTGCGAGGGAGTTGAGGAACCATGACGAAGGGTGGAGCACGCAACCGTTCGGGGCCTGGCAAGGACCCGAACAGCCGCACCTCGGAGCGCCAGGGCTACACGCTGACCGCGCTTCCGAGCGAGGGCTATGACGGCGAGGTGCCGGACTTCCCGCTGATGACGTTCACGGTCTACCGGTGGGAGTTCGAGGACAAGCGCCGGTTCCAGGTGCTCGACGCCGAGGCGACCGAGGCGTTCCGCGAGCGCGAGCTCGAGCTGTGGGAGCAGGCGTGGTCCTACCCGCAGGCGTGTGCCTGGTCGATGGAGCCGTGGCGGTGGAACACGATCGCGATGTGGGTCCGCACCACCGTGGTGTGCGAGTCCAGCGAGGCGACGGCGGCCGACAAGGGCTCGATCCACCGGTTCGCCGACCAGATCGGGATGACGCCGGCCGGACTCAAGGAGAACGGCTGGGCGATCGCCCGCAACGAGGTCGGTGACAAGGCTGCCGAGAAGGCCGCGGAGCAGCGCGAGCCTGCGGAGGGTGACGAGGTCGGTCAGCGCCGGCAGAAGCGGCTGCGCTGATGCTGTCGGAGGGCCCGGGGAAGATCGACTTCCCGACGCTGGGCGATCTGGTTGATGAGTGGATCGAGCAGCATTGCGTGATCCCACAGGGGTTCAAGCGGGGGCGCCCGTTCCGTCAGTACGACTGGCAGTTCTGGTGCACCGCGAACCACTACCGGGTGCGCGAGGACGCGGTCTACGACCCGGAAGACCCGCCGATGAACCAGGCGTTCGTCTACCGGCTGACCCAGGTCATGGCGCCACAGAAGACCGGCAAGGGTCCGTGGGCTGCGTGCCTGACCTGCGTCTCGGCGGTCGGCCCGGAGCTGTTCGGCGGCTGGGCCAAGCGCGGCGACGTGTACCGCTGCGATCTCCACGGTTGCTCGTGTGGCTGGTACTACGAGTACGAGGTCGGCGAGCCGATGGGTGTGCGCCATCCCTCGCCGCTGATCCAGCTCACGGCCAACAGCCAGGAGCAGGTGAAGACGAACGTGTGGGGCCCACTGAACGCGATGATCCGCCGGCAGGGCTCCCCGCTGGCCGATCTGCTGCTGCCACGCGGGGAGTTCATGCGGATCGCGGCCGAGGGCACCGACCCGGAGACCGACCGGATCGACATGGTGTCCTCGAGCGCGAAGTCGCGGCTCGGGAACCCGATCTCGGACTACCTGCACGACGAGTCGGGGCTCTACACCAAGCAGAACGGGATGGTCGAGGTCGCCGACGCTCAGGAGCGCGGCGCGGCGGGCATGGGTGGGCGGGGCAAGCAGACCACCAACTGCTACGACCCGGCGATGGAGTCGTTCGCGCAGCTGACCCACGAGGCCGACCTGCCCAACGTGTTCACCTACTACCGCAACCCCGACACCAACCCGGACCTGCTGGGCGAGGACGGCAAGCCGCTGCCGTACTCAACGAAGGCGAACCGCCGCAAGATCCACGCCTACGTCTACGAGGGCTCCGACCACGTGGACCTCGACAGCATCGAGGGCCTCGCGGTCGCCCTGGTGCAGCGCGACCCGGCGCAGGCCGAGCGGTTCTTCGGCAACCGCATCCGCGCTGGTGGCGGCGCGTGGCTGCCGGACGGGGCATGGACAGCGAGGCGAGCCGATGTGGTTGCCACCGCCGCCTGAGGGCACCGCCGTTTGTGGCGGGTTCGACGGCTCGGAGAACAACGACTGGACCGTCATCAAGCTCGAGACCCGCGAGGGCTACCTCTTCACCCCCCGCTACGGTCCGGACCGGCTCCCGACGATCTGGAAGCCGAGCGACTGGGACAACAAGATCCCCCGCGGCCAGATCCGGGCGGCGTGGGCCGAGATCGTCGAGACCTACGACCTGCTGCGCGCCTACTGCGACCCCGGGTTCCACGACGAGACCTCCTATGAGACCGAGATCGAGGAGTGGGCCACCGAGTGGCCGCACGTGGACGGCTCGCCGCGGTTCGTGACGTTCCCGACGACTTCGGCTCAGCGGATGTATCCCGCGATCCGGCGCTTCGAGGCCGACCTGCAGTGGATCACCCACGACGGCTGTCCGCTGACCGAATCGGGCATGCGCAACGCCCGCAAGATCATCGCCCGCACTGGCCGCACGTACACCCTCGGCAAGCCGGCCCACCACCAGAAGATCGACACCGCCGTCACGTCGGTGATCTGCCACGAGGCCGCAGCCGACCAGCGTGCGGCGGGCTGGATCGTCGAGCCCGACTACGCCTCCGTCTCGTACTGACCTCGCCCACCCCCTACTACGCCAGAAGGAGGCCCTTTGATGGCTGAGCCTGGGACTCCCGACTGGTGGCTGGACCGGCTGTACAAGAAGCTGCGCGAGCGTCAGCCGACGATCAAGACGTGGAACGCCTGGTACACCGGCGCCCACCCCGCGCCGCAGGGCTATGCGGACGCCGAGGAACTGTTCCAGCGCCTCCTGGAGACGGTCGGGCTCAACATGCTCGGCGTCGTCTCGGATGCCCCGCTGGCGCGGATGCGGATCGCCGGGTTCAAGGTCGACGGCAAGCCGAATGACGACATCTGGGACGTCTGGCAGGCCAACAACTTCGACCGCGGCTCCCGGCTCGTGCGTCACGAGAAGCACTCGCTCTCAGAGGCATACGTGATGGTCGACCCCAACTCCGGCGTTCCGAAGATGACGCCGGAGCACCCCGAGCAGTGCATCGTCGAGTACGCGCCCGGGAGCAGTCGGACTCGGGTTGCCGGCCTGAAGGTGTGGCTCGACGAGACCGCCGTCGGCGGGCCGCTCATCATGGCGTTCCTCGACCTCGGCAGCGAAGGAGTGTTCACCTACGCCGCCAAGACCCGGGTCTACGCCACTCAAGCCCGCTCGGCGCTGTCGATGAAGCCGTCCTGGGAACTGCAGGAGCGGGGCACCGGCACGAACTCGCTGGGAGAGGTCGCACTGGTGCCGTTCCCCAACCGGTCCCGGATGCTCGACGCTCCCGTGCCGGAGTGGCACCGGGCGCTGCCTGCGCAGAAGCGGCTCAACAAGTCGCTGCTGGACCGGATGGCGATGCAGGACCAGGGCGCGTTCAAGGCCATGTGGGCCACCGGCCTCAAGATCCCCCGCGACCCGGTCACCAAGGAGCCCGTCGAGGGCTTCGTCAAGGCCGTGAACCGGATGTTCGTCAACGAGAACCCCGAGGGCAAGTACGGCCAGCTCCAGGCCGAGGACATCAAGCAGATGCTCGACGCCGTCCGTGACGACGTCATCGACTGCGCCGTGCTGGTGCCGACTTCGGCGGACTCGATCATGGGCAAGCTCGTCAACGTCGCCGCCGACGGTCTCAAGCTCGCCCAGTCCTCCGAGGTATCCCGCACTCGCGACCGGATGGCCGAAGAGGACGACTCGTGGGAGGACGTCAACCGGCTCGTGCTCAAGGCCGCCGGAAAGTCGGTGCCCAACATGAACCGGATGAGCACCGAGTGGCGCAACCCGGAGTTCGTCACCGACACCGAGCAGGCCAACGCCGCCAAGGTCGCCATCAGCGCCGGGATGCCCGAAGAGGTCGCCTGGGAGCGGTACTTCAACGCCGACGGGGACGACGTGAAGGACTGGGCCGAGAAGCGCCAGCGGCAGCTCCTCGACCCGATCACCGCCGCCGTCGCGGACCAGGTGCGCCGCGATGCTGCGGACCGCAACTGAGCACTACCGCCGCTCCGCGCTGACCGCCCGCTCGGCCGCCCGGGAGGCCCGCCGGGTCCGATCCCGCGGCACCATCGCCGTCGGGACGGTCGTCGCGAAGTACCAGGTCGCACAGGCCCAGCTCGCCAGCCGCGCTGTGGCCGCGATGCTCGATGAGCAGTCGCTCGACGCCGCCGCGGACGCGCTGCTGAACTCGGCCGCGTTCACCACCTCGGTCCAGATGCTCGAGGCGATGCTCGACGAGGCCGGCGACCTCGGCTTCGACCGCCTCGTCGAGTCCCTCGTCCAAGACGCAGGCCGGGCAGCCGAAGAGGTCGCCGTGGCGGTCCGCGAGGACATCGGACACGTCCGCTACCTCGACCCGCCCTCGTGCTCACGCTGCGTGGTCCTGGCTGGCCGGGTCTACCGCTACTCCACCGGGTTCCTGCGCCACCCCGGCTGCGACTGCGTCATGATCCCCACGACGCTCGCCAACCGCGACCTCGTGCAGGACCCCGTCGACCTCGCTCGCCGCGGACTCGTCACCGGCCTGTCGAAGGCCGACCGGCGGGCGATCCTCGAGCACGACGCCGACTTCAACCAGGTCGTCAACGTCCGCGCGAAGGCCGCTGGACTCAAGGAGTCCGGCCACGTTCTGGCCCGCAACGGCAAGATGACACCCGAGGGCATCTTCCGCGCGGCCGGCGAGGACCGCGACGCCCTCGTCGACCTGCTGTCCGACAACGGCTACGTCGACCTGTCCAGCCGCCGACGCACCCCCGCGCCAAGCGCCGACAGCTCCTCAGGAGACGGGCCACCGCAGCCGCCACGGCCACCGCAGCCGCCTACGCCCGCGCCGGAACCCGAGCCGGGCGACCCGGACTACGTGCGGTACTGGAATGCCCGACAAGCTGCACTCGAAGGCGAGCAGTTCACCGCCTCTGGCGAGTCGCTCGAGGACGACGAGGTCCGGTTCGCCGAGCGGATGGTCACCGGACTCGGCCAGCGCATCTCGTGGATTCCGACCGGGTCTAACGGCGCCGACGAGATCGGCACCCTGCCGGCCAACGACTTCGCGTGGCACAGCAGTGCCGAGTTCGACCCATCGCTCCCGGTCGACCTCCTGGTCGAACACAAGGGCCTGCGTGCGACGACCCCGGTCGATGCCAAGCACATCGCTCGACAGATCGCGAAGGCCACAGCCAAGAACAAGCGCCGTCCGACAGTCGCGAACGTCGTGGTTGACGTCGGAGACCGCGACGTAGCGCCGGAGGCTCTCGAGGCCCTGCGCGACTACAACCACACCGCGGGCCGCAAGATCGAGCGCCTGTGGGTCATGAGCCACGGCCGGCTGATCAGGGTCCCGCTGAACTAACAAAGCGGGGCGCATCCCCAGTTAACACCGAGGCCGCCCCGCTTCACCTTCGAGTGTACGCCGACAGCGCCATCCGGGCCACTGGATCGCCACCGACGCCACTCGACCCTCACCGACTCCCGCCGCGAGACGCGGACGGGGCCCACAGGGCTGCTCCGCGAGGGAGCGCCCGCAACCCTCAGGAGAACCCGAGATGGGCGACCCCACCCCGAACCCCGACCCCACCCCGGCTCCGGCCGACCCGGCTCCCGCGCCGAGCCCGACGCCTCCGGCGGACCCAGCCAACCCGCCGGCCGAGCCCGACCCCTCTAAGGGCGGCAAGGACGCGATCCTCGCCGACCTCGCCAAGGAACGCGACAAGCGCCAGGCGCTGGAGACCCAGGTCAGCGAGATGCAGACCGCGCACCAGCAGCAGATGGACGCCCTCGCCAAGGCCCTGGGCCTCAAGAAGGACGACGACGCCCCGCCCGACCCGGACGCCCTGGCCTCCGAGATCGCCACCGAGCGCAACAACGCCCGCACCGCGAACCTGCAGCTCGCCGTGTTCAAGGCCGCCGGAAAGCACGAGGCCAACGCGGCCCGGCTGCTCGACTCCGCCACGTTCCTGGCCTCCCTCAAGGACGTCGACCCCACCGACGCCGACGCGGTCAGCGCTGCCATCGAGACCGCGGTCGAGGCCGACCCCGTCTTCAAGACCACCCCGGCCGTCCCGGCCACCCCGCCGTTCCCCGGCGGCCCCCGACCGAACCCGCCCGCCCGGGCGGGGTCGCTGGGTGAGGCGATCGCCAACCGGCTCGCCGCCCAGACCCACTGACCCGTAGGCACTACGGGCAGAGCAAAGAAGGAGCACAGCAATGCCCGTTTCCCTCGCCCAGGCGAAGCTCAACACCACCGACGACGTCGACCTCTTCGTCATCAACGAGTTCCTCAAGCAGTCGTGGCTGGTGGGCAACCTGCCCTTCCACGACGCCGTCAACGGCGCCGGTGCCGGCGGCACCCTCACCTACGGCTACAACCGCCAGATCACGCAGGCCACCGCCGGCTTCCGCGCGATCAACAGCGAGTACACGCCGCAGGAGGTCACCAAGCAGCGGTTCTCCACCGACCTCAAGCCGCTCGGCGGGTCGTTCCAGATCGACCGCGTTCTCGACAAGGTCGCCGCCGCCGCGGAGACCGAGTTCCAGATGAAGAACAAGATCGAGGGCGCCGTCGCCGCGTTCAACGACGCCATCATTAACGGCGACACCGCGGTCGACGCCAACGGCTTCGACGGCCTGTCCAAGGCCCTCACCGGCTCCTCGACCGAGCTGGGCGCCGCCGCCGGCACCGACTGGACCACGGTCGCGGCCGGCAACGACACCGCGTTCGCGGCCATCGACGTGGTCGACGAGCTGCTCGCCATGCTCAACGGCCCCGCCACCGCCCTGCTCGGCAACACCAAGCTGCTCACCAAGCTCCGCGGCATCGCCCGCCGGGCCAGCATGTACGTCAGCGACCCCGTCATCATCGACGAGGGCCCCGAGGGCACCATCCGCGTCGAGAAGTTCGGCAACGTCTGGATCGTCGACATGGGCACCAAGGCCGGCACGAACACCGACGTCATCCCCGTCACCGCCAAGACCGTGGGCGGCCAGGCCGGCAACTACACCGACCTGTACGCCGTGCGCCTGGGCATGCAGGGCTTCCACGGCGTCTCCCTGGCCGGCCAGCCGCTCATCAACACGTGGCTGCCGGACTTCACCACCGCCGGTGCGGTCAAGACCGGAGAGGTCGAGCTGGGCCCCGTCTCGGTCGCCCTCAAGGCCACCAAGGCCGCCGCGGTCCGCCGCAACATCCGACTCTCCTGACCAAGAGCCGGGACCGAGACAGAAGGGAGTTGGTAGCCATGGCGAAGGTCGAGGCCCCCAACAAGCACTACGCCGGCCCCGGGCCCGGCGGCGCCGTCTTCACCGACGGCGTCGCCGAGGTCGAGGACGAGGCGGCTCTCAACTACTACCGAGCCGCGGGCTACACCGTGGACGGCGAGACCGAGAACCCCCACGCTGCACCCGAGCCGCCGGACCCGCGAGACCTCACCGAGGTCACCGTCGGCACCCGGCTGCGCGACGCAGCCGTCGACCCCGAGCCCGAGGACTTCCTCGCCCCCACCAACGCCGGCCAGGGCAACCCCCACGGCTCGGACGTGATCTCCCCCGAGATCCACGCCTCCGGGCCCGCGGGCATCCGTCCCGGCGAGGTGTTCGCCGAGGACGCCGGCAAGCAGGACAAGCGCGAGACCGAGTTCGCCCAGGCTCGACTGGTCGAGGGGAAGACGGCAGCCGAGGCTGCCGCCGTCGAGGTCCCCGACACCAGTGACCGCGGCGACCTCGACATCTCCGACCCCGGCTCCGCCAAGCAGGGACGCGCCAACGCCACGACCGACACCCAGCCCGACGCCGAGACCGAGACCAAGGCTGACGCCCAGGTCGAGGACGAGGCCGAGGCGCCGGCCAAGCCCGCCGCGAAGCGGACCGCCAAGAAGACCGCCACCCGGCGGTCCTGAGCACGAAGGAGGGGCGGTCATGGCACTCGCCACCTGGCAAGACGTAGCGGTCGCCCTCGGCCGCCCCTCCGACTCGCTCACCCCCGAGCAGCAGCACCAGATCACCTACTGGCTCAACGGCGTCGAACTCCACCTCAAGGCACGCCTGGGCCCCATCGCTGACCTCGACCCCGACGCCGTGAAGTACGTCGAGACCGAGATCGCCGCCGCCAAGGCCCGCCCCCTCCTCGCCGGTGGAGGCGCGACCAGCATCACCGTCTCGGTCGACGACGGCAACGTCACCCGCCGCTACGACCCCGTCACGCCCGCCGACATCACCGACGACCTCTGGAGCCTCTTCGGCCCCGCAGTCAACGCCACCAGCTACACCATCGCCATCCGATCCCCCCAGGACATCTCGTGAGCCTCGAGCCCACCATCAACGACGACATCACCGCCGCCCTCCCCGAGCTGCGACGCCAGGCCGAGTCGATGATGACCCTCACCCTGGCCGCCTACTCCCCCACCGGCCTCACCAAGGACGCCGACGGCTACGACATCCCCACCTTCACGTTCGAGGGCCAGACGTTCGGGAAGGTCCAGGCCGGCGCCCAGGCCGGCGGCGACACCCCGACCCGCTACATCAAGATCGGCGGCACCGACCGTCCCGTGCTTGCCAGCGGTCTGCACATCCCGATCACCGCGAAGATCCCGAACCCGGGCGAGGAGCGCGGCCAGGTCGGTGGCGCGTGGGAGTACGTCGTGCTCGCGGTCGGTTCGGACGCCGACCTCGCTCTGCTCGGGCGCCGCTACATGGTCGTCTCGGTGCCCGTGAAGTCCTACGCCACCGCACGGCGTCTCGACGTCATCGAGCTGGAGGTCTGATGCGCGTCCACGTGCAGCACCAGATCGACGAGCTGGTCGACGACATGACCACGATCGAGCGCCGCTTCCACCCTCAGGTGGCGAAGGTCGTCAAGGAGGCCGCCAAGCGCGGCAACGACGCCGCCAAGGGCTTCGCGTCCGAGCAGCACACGATGCACTCCGACGTCGACATCGACTACGCCCCCTCGTTCACCACCGAGCGCCGCGGGGACTTGGACTGGGAGTACGGGCCCGACTCCGCGCTGCCGCAGGGCTCGAAGGCCAGCGGCTACGAGTTCGGGTCGATCAACCAGGCGTCGCCGCACCAGAACCTCGACCGCTCCGTCGACATCCTCGCCGTCGAGTTCCCCAAGGCCATCGGCGACGAACTCGGCGGCCTGTTCCAGCGAGCCGGGTTCCGGTAGATGTCCACGGCCACCAACCTCGACGCCATCGTCGAGGCACTGAATGCTGCCCTGCCGCCGAAGTGCCGCGCCTACCCGCTCGGCCAGGTGCCCGCTGACCGGCCGACCGAGTACGTCGAGGTCATCGTGACCCGGCGCTTCGGCGGCAACCCCAAGGCCAGCGCGGTCTCCGACGTCGCCGGCTACCGAACCCTGCTCCGTGCCGTGTCCCAGGCCAGCGTCGACAACGTCCACAAGACGCTCGACACCTGCCGGATCGCACTCGAGTTCCAGTGCCTCCCGGTCGCCGGCCAGGTCACGACCCCGATCCAGTTCGAGACCGCTCGCCCTGCCGGCCCGGACAACGGCTGGTTCTCCGGCGCCGAGCAGTACACGCACGCCCTCTGAGTCGATCGACCACAAGGAGTCCTCATGTCCGATCTCGCCACCGACCTGGTCCGCGTCCGCGTCGGCGACACCGAGTTCAACGTCGGCCGCGCCGACGCCGAGCGTCGCGGCCTGACCGTCCTCGACGAGCCCACCCGCACCCGCTCCGGCAACCCCCGCCCCGAGACCCGGTCCGGCGGGCGGCCGGTCAAGCCCAAGACGTCCGTCGCCGACAAGGCGGCGGCGAAGAAGGCGGCGTCGGCTGCGTCGTCCGCCCCGGCTGCGTCGACCGGCGACAGCCCGATCACCAACCCGCCTTCCCAGGAGGACTGACATGACCGTCACCATGCCCGAGACCCAGAAGTCCCAGGGGTACTCCCGACTCGTGGTGCTCGACACCGCGACCAACCTCGCCGCCATCCCGCTCACCGCCGTCACCGCGGGCGAGATCCTCACCTGCCACCTCTACGGCGACTTCGTCTCCGAGGGCGGCGAGAACGTCGGCGAGGGCCCCCGCAAGATGTGCAGCCGCAAGGTGCCCCAGGAGTTCGGCAACACCACCGACACCATCACCGACCTGCAGTACAGCCACCTCCCGCAGGAGGACGACGCCGCCCCCGGCAACGAGGCCCGCACGCTCATGACCCCGGGCACGACCAAGATCCTGCTCGAGTTCCAGGGCATGGACGGCAAGGGCTCCACCTTCGTGGCCGGCGACTCCTACATCGCCCACAAGGTCAAGCTGGGCCGCCAGCGGCGCGGCCGCACGGGTGACGGCGAGTTCGACCAGTTCTCGATCACCCAGTCCGTGATCTACGCCGACGGCGGCGAGCCCATCAACGGCGTCGTCGCGGCCTGACCCACCCCAAGACGGCCCCGTCCGCGCTGCCGAGTCGCGGACGGGGCCCACTCGGCAACCACTCGGCAGGAGAACCCCATGCCCAAGACCCTCGCAGAGCTGCGCGCCGAGAAGGCCGCCAAGCTCCCCACCCGCTCCGAGCGCCTCTGCCTCAACCTCGAGCTCCTCGGCGAGGTCCAGCGCCTCTCTGCCGAGAAGGCCGACCTCGTCATCAACGCCAACGCCGCCGAGCCGGCGGTCAGCGACGAGGCGAAGGAGTCGAAGGCTCGCGTCCGCAAGGGCGGCGAGCGTGGCGACGGCCCCCTCAGCGATGAGGTCGCGGAGGAGGCGATCATGCCCCCTCGGGTCGCCGAGATCGAGGCCGAACTCGCGAGTCTGTGGGATCGGATGCGCGAGTACGAAGGTGACCTCGTGCTCCGTGGCATCGACGGTGACGCCTGGCAGACCTACAAGGACGAGCACCCGCCCCGCGAAGACAACGTCTCCGACGCACGCCACGGCAACAACGTCGTCAACACCACCGACCTGATGCGCGACCTCGGCGACTGGGCCGAGTCGTGGGAGGGCGAGCCCATCCCGGAGGGCGACTGGTCTGGCTGGCTTCGCAAGCGGATCGCGCCGGCCGACATGATCGGGCTGGTCCGTCGCGTAGTGGAGATGCAGGAGTCGAAGGTCACCGTCCTCCCAAAAGCCCTGAGCGACTCGCACTCGACCACTTCGATCGTGAGCGCCGACGCCTAGCCTTCGACCTCGGCATCTCCGAACGGCGCCTCAACGGTTGGGAGCCGTCCGAGCACCACGAGCACTACGACGCCGAGGGCAACCTCACCGGCTACACGGTCATCCACCGCGAGGCCGAGTGGTCTGACTCCGAGGTCGCCAAGATGCTTGAGCTGCGGCTCTACGAGGCCGGCGTCTGCTCAGGGTGCGGGTACCACGTCTCACTGACTTCCGACCTGGACAACCACTTCGCGATCGAGGTGGACCACTGCCCCGTGTGCGCTGGCGTCGCCAAGAACGACCGCATCCAGCACGCCGCCGACAAGAAGGCGCTCAAGGCGATGGGTGACGAGGACAAGATCCCGTCCACCCGCAAGCGTCCCGGCGACGGCCGCCGCGTCTCGGTCCGATACCGCGGGAAGAAGTCAGTCGAGCAGCAAGATCGCGACGACGGCCAGCAGCCCCGCGAGCACAAGCCCGCCGAGCGTGGCAACAACTAGCATCACGCGATCCTGACCGCCTGGCGCCATTCGACGCGGAAAGGCGAGGCGCCAGCCGAGGTGCCACAGGACCACGAAGACCCAGACGCCCGCGATGCCCGCGAGCGCGAAGAACGCCTGATCGAGGGCCCCGAGTCCGACCCCGACGTTCGCCACCAGCGCACCGAGGAGCGCCAGGCCGATGTCGCGGCGGACGAACGTCAGGTCGTCGGTCTGCACATCGCTCATGAACACGGACCGTAGCCGCACTCGCCGCGATCTGTCTCGACAACCCCCGCGTGAGGAGGCCCCATGTCGGTGCGTCTGGAATCGGTCCGCGTCTCCGCTGAGGACGCTGGCTTTTCGACGTCGATGGCGAAGATGACCGCCGCTGCGGCCATGTTCGGCGCCACGCTCGACCACGTTGATGGCGCCGGGGTGCGGGTCAAGAAGACCCTTCCGACCGTGTCCGACGGGATCGACGACATTGGTCGCTCCTCGCGCAAGGCTGGCCCCGAGATCGACCGCCTCTCGGGGCGAGTGCGGATCTTCGCGGACCTCATGGCTGTCCTCGGCCCCTCGGCGATCCCCATTGCTGGCACCGCCGTCCCCGCCGTCACTGGACTCGCCTCCCAGCTCGGGTTCGCGGCCATCGGCGCCATCTCGCTCGTCGCAGCGTCCCAGGGGGTTGGAGACGCCCTCAAGGCGGCGAACAAGGCAGCGATCGAGCCGACGGCCGAGAACCTGCAGAAGGCCCGCGAGGAAATGGAGCGCCTCGGGCCGGACGCGCGGAAGTTCGTGCGTGAGTTCGACAAGATCCGGCCGACCCTCACCTACATTCGCGACGCCTCGGCGGCGGGCTGGTTCCCGGGGCTGACGGAGGCGCTCAAGGACTTCGACCGGCTCGGGCCCCGGTTCGCCGACATCTCCGAACTGATCGGCCGCCGCGGCGGTGACCTGATCGCAGAAGGCGCCGACGCCCTCGCGGGCCCTGAGTGGGACGAGTTCTGGTCCTTCGTTGAGCAGGAGGCGCCCGGCGCTGTCGAAGACCTCCTCCGGACGGTCGGGAACCTCTCCAAGGGGCTGGCTGAGCTGTGGATGGCGTTCCAGCCGACCAACAACCAGTTCGGTGACTGGCTCCTTGAGCAGTCTCGCGACTTCGCGAAGTGGTCGGAGGAGCTGAAGGATTCCGACGGATTCCAGGAGTTCATCGACTACATCGAGACCAACGGTCCTCGAGTCGCTGCTGCCGCCGGTGCGATCGGCGACGCGATCCTCCAGATAATCGAGGCGCTCGCACCCCTCGGTGGTCCCTCGCTCAAGATTATCGAGATCTTCGGCGACGCCGTGTCGGCGATCGCCGACAGCGACCTCGGCACCCCGATCCTGGCCGGCGTCGCCGCGCTCGCGCTCTACTCCCGTGGCCTCCAGGCTGCCGCCGCCCTGCAGACCAAGCTCTACGGCGGCGCGGCCTCGGCCCGACTGGCCGAGCGAGGGGTCTTCGGCTTCACGCGCGGCCTCGGGAAGGATCTGAAGTCGGCGACACCCTCCATGAAGGAGTGGGGCACTGTCGCGTACCGGATGGGGCAGTCGTCCAAGTACGCCTCGGAGCAGACGCTGGCGGCGCGCAAGTCCGTCCGCTCGTTCTCGTCCCAGGCAGCAAAGGGCGCAGCCCCCGTCGCAGGGCTCGCGGTCGCTGCGTCTGGCGCGGCTGACGGCATCGGCCTGACGAACACGGCATCACTCGCCCTGGCGGGTTCGTTTGCGGGCCCCTGGGGCGCCGCGATGGGTGGCGGCATCGGCTTGATGATGGACTTCGCCTCCGCGTCGGGCGAGGCCACCAAGGGCATCGAGGGCATGCAGGCCGCCATCGACTCGATGGACCCCGAGGCGATCCGCGGACAGCTCGACGCCTTCGTTGCCGACAACCAGAAGTACCTCGACGACTGGACCTTCGGCGACACCCTCTCGGCAGGCTGGAAAGACCTCATCTCCGGAGGCCAGTTCTCGAAGACGGTCGAGCTGGCCGGCGCGCTCCCGGGCGCGCTCTCTGCCGCCGAGGCTCAGCAGCAGGAGTTCAACGACGCAATGCGCCAGGGCGGCCTGATCGCCGCCGAGTCCGCCTACGGCCTCCAGCGGCTCATCGGGGCTCTCAACGAGCAGCAGGCCACATCCCGCGGCGCGATCGACGCCCAGTACGCCTGGGGTGCCGCCGTCATGCAGGCGCGCGAGCAGATGAAGAACGGCAAGGACGGCTTCGACGAGTTCACCGAGGCTGGTCAGCAGAACATGACGATCGCGCGAGAGATGGCCGACGTCTGGAACCGCGACATGGAGGCCGCTCAGGCTTCCGGCCTGACCTACGACAAGGTCCGGAGCCAGATCGAACGGTTCGCGATGGCCCAGGGCAAGACTCGCGAGGAGGCCGAAGACCTCGCGCGCGAGCTGGTGGCTTTCCCAGAAGAAGTCAGCACTCGCCTGGCGTTCGAGTACGACCGCGAGAACCTCGAAGACGCCAAGGCAGCGTTCGACTCGCTGCCCAAGGATGTCCGCACCGACATCAAGGCGAACGGCATCCCGCAGACCGAGTCGGCGGTCGACGCGCTGGTTCGGAAGTACAAGCTCACAGAGAAGGAGCGCAAGGCGCTGGTCAAGCTCATGGACCAGGCGACTCCGTCGATCAACGCGATCATCGCGCGACTGAATGACATCCGAGACCGGAACGTCACGGTCACAACGACCTTCCGCAACTTCTATGAGAACGTCCCCAAGCCCGGGAAGCCGGGGAAGAAGCCCAAGCCCTCCATCCCTCCCGCCGTCCCTGGCTTCGACGCTCAGGGCAGCGCTGACGGCTCGACCGTTCCCGACGACGGCCGCGGCTACCGCGACTACATGCTCTACCGGCTCGCCCCGCGCGAGGAGGTCATCTCCAACCGCAGCGGGCAGGCCGACGAGTTCCGGCCCGAACTGAAGGACATCAACCGCGGCATGTCGCGCCGCGAGGTCGCCGAGCGGATGATGACGCGCGGTCTCGCCGGAGGCGGCACGGCCGGCCGTAATCCGTCGTGGTCCTCGGCCCTCGGACCGGTCGGACAGAGCGGCGGCGGGAAGAACCCGACGTGGCTGCCGGACGGCATGAAGGCCATCGAGCTCATCCAGTACGAGCTGCCCAAGTCGCTCAAGGGCCTGAACCGGGCGCTCAAGCGCTCCCAGAAGGCGGTCGACGACGAGACCGAGGCCCGCGACCGCGTCATCGCCAAGATGGACTCGATCCGCGGCGCAGCGAGCGACCGCGTCCGGTCTGGCCTGTTCCCCAACAACGACGTGTGGTCGGCCGGCGGATCGTTCGACGACGTCATGGCCGTCCTCAACGGCGACAACCTCAACGGTGCCCAGCTCGTCAAGGACATCGAGGCGCTGCGATCCAAGGGCGTCAACGAGGGCGCTCTCGAGGCGCTGCTGCGAGAGGCCCCAGACGCCCAGTCGCTGACCGATTTCGCGAACCGCTCGGCCGCTGACCTCGCCAAATACGTCTCCGCGCTCAACCTGCGCGAGCAGTACGCCACCAAGGCCGGCGACGCGGCCGCCGCGACCTACGCCAAGGAACTGGCGGCGCAGGTCCGCGAACTGCGCCAGGCCAACGGGCGTCTCGACGCGATCGAGAAGGCCATCAAGGCCGAGCACAAGGAAGACCGTCAAAGCCGCAACCGCGGCAACTCCAAGGGCCACCGCGGCCGGAACGGAAAATGACGTGACCGAGCAGATCGAACCCAGCCCGGCCGACGCCACGCTGAGCCCAACCGTGCCGCTGATCGACCAGCGGCTCGCTGAACTCGACGGCGGCGCCAACAGCATCGGGCTGCAGGAGGGCTGGATCGCCCAGGCCCGTGCCGACCTGGAGGCCGCCGAGGCGAAGCTCGCCGCCTGCCTGGCCGAGAAGGCACGGCTCGAGGCCGACCGTGCGCTGCTCGCTCCCGAGATCCCGATCGAGCCGGAGGAGACTGCATGAGCCAGCCGCACTCGCTGACGTGGGGCGACCTCCGCCTCGCTGGCGACACGGTCGACCCGGACGCGGAGTTCGTGATCGAGGCCATGGCTGATGGCACCAAGCTCGGCACTGCCAAGGCGCTAACCGAGTTCGTGAAGTCGCTGCAGGTCGACGGTTCGCTCGCGGTCATGAACGGCCACGACAACGCCGAGACGGTGCTGCAGCTTCGCGTGTCGGCGCCGGACGGTAAGGCGGCCGGACCGGCGGCTGCGAAGGCCGCCGCCGCCCTTGCCGCGAATGCGTCTGCGGACCCGATCCCGCCGCTGGTGTGGGTCTCTCCGCTCGAGGATGCCGCCACCTGTGTCTACGACGTCTACGCCGCGGACCCGGAGCGCGACGAGGGCAACGACTGGGACCTCGACGAGGAGGTCCAGGAGTGCCGCTACTTCACCGTCACGATGTCGCGGCACCCGTTCTCCCGCCCGACGGACCCGGTCACCGTGCCGGCGCTGCCGGTCCCGCCCGCGAGCGAGACCAAGACGGTCATCGACACCTGCGACTCCGCCTCCGGGTGGACCGTCCCCACCGCCTACGGGTTCGGCACGGTCCAGCGGACCAACGAGATCCTCAACCCCTCCCCGGTCCAGGGCATCGGCCAGTGGACGGCCGACCCCGGCACCGACGTCGTGGCAGTGCAGGCGGCCTCGGTGACCCCGCCGATGGACCACACGTGGGTCGACATCCTGGGCACGGCGTTCCAGCTGCGGCCCATCACCGGCGTCGCGAACCGGCGCATGCTCGCCGAGGCCGTCCAGGGCTCCTCCGCGCACGTCGTCGCGCCCGGCGACCGGATCTACCTGCGCAACGAGGTCGCGGTCCGCGTCACCGCGACCGGCGGGGGCGGGGCGGTCAAGGACGGCAGCACCATCAAGCTCGTCGTCGACCAGTGGAACGGCGCGACCAGTAGCGGGCAGACCGAGATCGGCAGCCTGGTGGCGATTGCCGGCGGCGCGGACGCGAACGGCTGGGTCTACAAGACCATCCAGGGGTACTACACCGTGCCCGCCGGAACGACCCGCATCCGCCTCGCGCTGGTCCACGCCTACGCCCCGGTCGCCGGGGAGAAGATCTACGCCTCCAACTTCATGATGGAGCGCGTCCCGGCCGGCGCCGTCGGCGCTCGGTCCTTCCTCATGGGGACGAACACCAACGGCGCGACCGGCTACAGCGGATGGACCGGCACGCCCTCCGGCTCGACTACGGTCGAGGTCGCCAAGCCGAGCCCGACCTCGGCCGGCGGAAGCGTGATCACCTCCGGCGCCCCGGTGGGCGTCTACGGGCCCCGGTCGCTCGAGCTGCGACGCACCGGGGTCACCGCCGCACCGGGCGCGCTGCCCTACCTGCGGATCTCGGCGGCCGCCTCCGTGGCCGGCGTGGCTACCGACCCGACGTTCAAGCGTGGCCTGGGCACCCTGAGCACGATCACCCCGATCGCGGTGACGCCGAGCCTGGTCAGCGGATACCTGGACTACTACTTCACCGCCGCGGACTTCGACCGGCTGTCCATCTCGCTCGCGGCACCGGCGCAGCCTGCGGCGCCGTCGGCATCGATCGCGGTCGCCGAGGTCGCCCACACCAACCTGATCGTGTCGAGCAGCACGAACCGTCAGCGCTCCCGCGCCGCGATCATCCTCGGGTCCGCGCCCACCCAGGCCGCGATCCGCCTCTACGACTCCACCACCCCGACGCCTGGGCCGCTGGGCAACGACATCCTCGTCTACAGCACGAAGAACGCTGCTCTCGCGCCACCGCTGCGGCCGTTCCTGACCTCCGGCGGCGCGACCGTCGACACGACGATGATCTCCGGGGCCCGCAACACCCTCGCGACCCCGGCGGTCTTCCGGATCCAGGCGACCAAGCTCCGCGACGGGATGCACGGCCTCGTCGGCCGGCTCAACGTCACCACCGCCGGCACCCTGACCTGGACGACGCGCATCGTCGACTCCACTGGTTCGGCCACCATCGGCTCCGGCGTCACCGACTCCGGCTCGATCGAGGTCCCGGTCACCAGCGGCTACCGCGCGATCAACCTCGCCGCCATGCTCCTCCCGCCGGTCGAGGTCGAGGGCAACCAGCTCGTCGAGATCACCATCGCCGGCACCGCGAACATGTCTTGGGACGAGTTCTGGCTCTTCAACCTCACCGAGGGCTCCCTGACCTGGGTCCGTGACGCCGACTCGATGACCTGGATCGAGATCCGACCCGCCGAGCTGGGCAAACTCCCCAGCATCTACGGCGGCACCGGCGCGTTCGGGACCAACCCCGTGTGCATCGACTACAAGACCATCGGCGCCGACTTCGGCGCCGCCGACCAGCACTACACCGACCCCGGGCCACTCCAGATCTTCGCCGTCACCTCGACCTCCCTCAAGGCCCAGTCCGAGCTCTGGTTCTACCCGCGCTACCTCGACGCCGTCATCGACGAGGCCGCCTGACATGGCCCGTAACCGCTTCCGGCCCGAGCTGCGGGTCGGCGGCTACTGCCTGTCCGGCATCGTGCGCTGGGACGGCCTCAAGCACTCTGGCGACCTCAACGGCGACGTCGACCTCTCCGTCCGGATCATCTTCAAGAACGACTGGCGCCACCCCGCTCTGCGCGACAAGGCGCCTGTCGAGCTGATGCGTGGTCCGGCGTGCCTGTGGGCCGGCACTCTGGTCGAGCCGGACTGGGACGCCGGCACCATCGGCGCCGTCGGGGCCTCCCGCGACGCCGAGAACGCGATGGCGCTCGACGCCCTGGGCAACGCCTCCACCAAGCCCAACGAGGTCATCGACGCCGCGATCACCCGCGGCGCCCTGTCCTGGAAGCGCATCGGGGACTTCGGCAACACCGAGGTCGGCGAGCCCGGATCCGGTCTCACCACCGTCCGGTCCGTCCTCGACGCCTGGGCCACCAAGAACGGCCAGGCCTGGCACGTCGACTCACGCCGGCGGCTCATCATCATCCCCGCCGTCGAGTCGGCGATCAGCTGGCTCGTCACCCCCGGCTCCGGGGTCCTCGGTGCCTCCGGCACAGAGCGGGTCGACGTCGTCTTCGTCCGCTACACCAACAAGACGACCGGACGCCGAGACACCGCCTCCTATCCGGCCGTCTCCCCGACCCGGCCCGTCGAGAAGCCCAAGGAGATCTTCGACCGCGGCCCGCTGCTCCCCGCCGAGGCTGTCGCGATCGCGACCGGGCTGTGGGCCGAGGCCAACGCCGGCCGCTCCGGGTGGACCAACGGCCTCAAGCTCTCCGCCGGGCAGGTCACCAACCTCGGCGGGCGCGAAGCCGACCTCGCCTTCGTCCGCGCCGGCCAGGGCATGGCCCTGCGCTCAGTGCCCGACCCCCGCGGCCTCTCACGCAACACCAGCATCGTCCTCGGCGACGTCGAGTTCGACTGGGCAGACGGCGCCCTGCAGGCCAACCCCAAGGGCCTGGCCGCGCAAGACGAGCAGTCCGCCCTCGACTCCGTGGCCGAACTCGCCACGTCTGCGATCACCCGCGCCAACGCCGCCGGACCCGGCAACCCCATCCCCGCGATCAGCGTCTACAAGGTCAGCGGCCAGACCCTCACTGCCGGCGTCTCCACGATCGTCACCATGGACACGATCCGCAACGGCACCGACGTCTCGGGCGGCGCGAAGCTCGAGGCGGGGACGATCACCGTGCCCATCGGCGGCTGGTACCAGGTCAACGCCAACATCACCTGGGCCTCCTCGGTCTCCTCGGCCCGACGCCTCGCGTTCATCGGCATCGGCAACACCCCCGGCACCTTCACCACGGTCGTCACCGACAGCGCCTACGCCTGGGCCCAGGACGCCGCCAACATCACCAGCCAGAGCGTCTCCGCAAACGTCAAGCTCACCGCCGGCCAAGTCATCAGCCTCATCGGCAACCCCGGCGTGAACTACGGCCTCGACGTCTCCCAGACCTACATGAACAACCTGTCCGTCGCCTACCTCGGAGCCGCCTGATGCTCGACCGCACCAACGACATCGTCGGCCTCGTCCTCGGGCTGCTCGCGCTGCTCGGCGCCCTGCTCAGTTACCTGCGCTGGGTCCACCCGCGGCTCAAGAAGGCGCGCGCGACCGGGAGGGCAGCGATCGACGCACTGCTCGGCCGCGATGCGATCCGCGACTCCATCACGGGCGAGGAGATCCACCCCGCGCTGCCCGGCGTCGGCGCCCGGATGGCGCACCAGGAGCAGCAGATGGAGCTCCTGACCGTCACCGTCACCAAGCTCGTCGACCAGCAGGTCCACCAGCAGCGGCTCGAGCAGCGCGTGGACGGGCACGAGTCGCGTCTCAAGCAGCTCGAGGACCAGACCATCGAGCGCGTCGCAAACAAGGCCGAGCAGGTCGCCATGTGGCGCGGCGTCGAGGCCATCGCCAAGCAGGCCGATCCAACCGCCCCGGAGATCCAGGAGCCGCCGTCATGACCACCTCCCAGAACCGTTGGCCCCTCCTCGAGTACGGCGACCAGCGCCTCCACACGTGGGTCATCCCCGCGCGCACTGGCACCTTCACCCTGCGCCTGCGCAACGGGTCCGCCGGGTTCCTGCTCGCCTACCTCGCGCTCTGGTACGCCGAGAAGATCGAGCCCGTCTTCGGTCGGGTCCTTGACGACTGGGGCCACGCCGTCCGGGCCATCCGCAACGCGATCACCCCGTCGAACCACTACAGCGCCACCGCGATGGACCTCAACGCCATGGCCCACCCGCTCGGCAAGGTCCGCACCGGCATCTTCCGCCGCCGGACTGCCGTCGATGCCCTGCACGCGAAGCTACGCAAGATGCGCGGCGTCATCCGCTGGGGCGGCGACTACCACGGCCGCAAGGACGAGATGCACTTCGAGATCGTCCAGAACATCACCGTCTGTGAGCGCGAGGCCCGGCGCCTGATGAAGACGCCCCGCGGCCGGCGCATCCTCGCCGCCAACCCCTCCCAGCGCGCGGTCATCCTCTCGTGAGTCGCGACCGTCGCCGCTGGCTCCGCCGCCGCCGGCTTCGCGGCCTCTCCCGCCCCCGCCCCCTGCGCCGGGGCCAGGTCAACGGCCAGGGCGCCACCGCCTCGGCCGAGAAGACCAAGGGGATCGTCCTCGCCGCCGCCGAGCACGCCGACGTCCTAACCATGTGCGAGGTCGCCAACATCGACGTCGCCGAGGTGCTAGGCCCGGGCTGGGACGTCGCCCAGGACACCTCGACCTGGGCCAAGGCCGGATGCGCTGTCGCGATCCGCCGCTCCCGCGGCTACGTGAAGCGCTGGCACCTCCGACTCGGCGTCACCGCCTGGCTCCACGGCCGCCGCGCCAAGCAGATGAACGACCGCTATGTCGTGGTCGCGGTCCTCAAGGTCGACCCCGGCACCCACTGGCGCTGGCGCCACAAGGTCGCCGCCGGCCACGCGCCCCCGAAGCGGAACTGGTCCCCGTGGTGGTCGGTCTGGATGCGCGTGGTCCGCACCCTCGCGGTCTTCGACATCGGTGCCGACTGGAACCGCCGCCGCCCCGCGATCGCCGACGCCATGCCCGCCCGCCGGATCTTCATGGACGGCATCGACGGCTTCGCGCTTCGAGCGTGGCTTCCAGCCGCCGGGCTCACGCACCGCGACGTGGGCGGCGACCACCCAGCCACCTATCTCACCCTCTGGCCCTAGGAGCTCATGATGAAGATCAACGTCCCGTTCCGCGTCCGCGTCGCCCTCTACCTCGCCAACGTCCTCGGCACGCCCGTCGTGGTCTACCTGCGCGCCAAGGGCATCATCGGTGACCTCGAGCTGACCCTCTGGGGCGCCGAGGTGGCAGCCGCCTTCGCCGTCGCCGGGCTCAACGCGGGGACCTCCCCGGACGGCCAGTGGGAGGCGTTCGTGAAGCGCCTCGACGAGCGAGACCGGAGGGCCTCCCTGCTCGCCGAGCGGGCCAACCGCAAGGCTGGGCCTCGTCGGACCTAG